GTGCAAGAATCGTCCGGGCCAGCCCCCAAATCATGTCCTTGATACCGGACATCGCCAAGTCAAAGTCGCCCGTAAAGACACCTTTTAAGAAATCTATTAGCCCCTGGAAATAGGTTATTAAACCTTCAACCGCATCGGCAATCCCGTTGATGATCGGCGTAACGACAGCTTTAACATCCTCAAACACCCGGGTGACGACGTACCGGAACGTTTCCGATTCCTGCCAAAAGTACGCTATCGCGGCAACAGCAGCACCGAATAGGGCGATTAGTCCACCGACACTGAAAATGATGCCTCCGAGAGCGACCACGGCGGCGCCTATCGCCCCGACAAGTACTACACCTATGGCAGCAGCCAAACCAATAATGAACGGCTTAGGGTTCGTCCTGATGAATTCCACGATTTTGCGAACTATCGGCTCGACGGCTTCTCGTACTTTGTCGAACGCCGCTTTTAGTTTCGGCATCCACTGTTCACCGAGTTCTTTTACCCGGTCACGTAGCTGCTCCATTTGAGGAGCCCAGCGTTCCCCCAACGCAATCAGGTTCGATACGCCTTCCGCGAGTTTCGCGGCTATCGGCAACAGCGCGGTGCCTATCGTGATTCCCACGTCCTTTAATCGGGCCGTAAGTATGCGTTGCTGGTTCGCTAATCCACCGGACGTTTTCTCAAAATCGCCTAACGCGCCCTGCGCGCCTAGTTGTTCCATAATCAGAGCGTTTCGGGCCATGATTTTAGAACCTTCAGAGATTTCGCCGTTTACGTCCGCTAATCCCATTTCGAGCGCTTTCGCGTCCACGGCGGCGGCGTTAAACAAGATTCCTAACTGTTTTAATGGTTCGGTTTCCCCGGAAAGCCCAGCCCGTAACTTCTGAAGTGCCTCCTCCGGTCGGAGGTTGTTAAAGGATGCAACATCAGCCGAGGTGCGGACCAGGTCAGCGGAGAACGTCGCCAGCTCGTCGCCGGACAGGCCGGCGGCGGTCCCAAAAACACCGAAACTCGATGCGGCTTCCATAAATTCGCCCCGAGATAGCCCGACGGCGGTCGCCGCTTCTTTCGACGACGCAATGATCGAGTCAGCGCCGTCGCGAAATATGGCTTTCGTTTTCGACATTGACTCGTCAAAGTCGCTGGCAAGGTCAACGGCTTTCGCTCCGAGCCCTACCGCGGCGACCGTTATCCCGGCAGTCATTTTGCCGAACGCTGCCCCAACTTTTTTGGCGGCGTTAGCTGACGATTTCGAGAACTTGTCCAACGATTTGGTCGCGTTCTTCGTGGCTTTGCGTAAACCGGAGGCGTCGCCCCCGATCAGCATACTTATTGTTGCTGTTTTACCGGCCACGCTGCGAAACCTCTATTGCGTCGTCCAAAATTTCTTTAAGCTCATCGTTATAGTAGTTCACGACCTGCCGAAACTTGATATCAGCGGATTGGTATATAAACGGATTGGGCTTTATGTCCATGCGGCGGCCCAGCCGGTCACGTTGTCCCCCTATGTCGCCGAAATGGAGACGCCCGGCATACGGTATTTTCTTTTTGCCTACCCTGATTATGCCGCCCTTAGCGGTGCCGCTCGTCCTGATCGACTTTTTTAGGGCGCCCGTCGTGTAGGTGCGATAGCTGCGGCTTTTGCGTTGAGTACGGCCAACCGGCACCCTTTTCCGGGCTTCTTCGGCCACGATGTCGGCGGCGCCCTTGTGGATTTCCTTAAACCGTTTCTTGAAATCTTCGTCAAGTCTGCCCATCAGGCGTTGCGCCTGCCGTAGCCCTTTAATTTGGACTTGCGCGCCGAAATGTCCACGCTGGCCCCGGACTTGTTGAAAATTAACGGTATTTCGTTTTGCCACGCCTTGCCGCCCTCGCTGCTTTTTCTTCGGCTTTCACTTTCTCATTCCATGCAGTTAGTAGGCCCATCAGGGTTAAAGAATCGGCGTTTAACAAAACATCCAAGGGTTGTCCGGTGTTGAGAGCTAACACCCCTAACTGGTAGGCGTAGCTTCTTCGGCTAAAGGGGTTTCGTCGGCCTCGAATTCCACCGTATAACCGGCGTCGAGCCACTGGTCGAAATCTAGGCCGTCGTGTTGTGCTACACGGCGTGCCGCTTCATATCCGAGCCAGTAAATGTATTCAAGTCTTGGACTTTCGCCCATTTCTAAAATAGATACATTGAATTTGCGTTCAAACGCTATAAACAGTGCCCCGTTGCCATCATATTTGCGGACAACCCCTTGATTGTCTACTACTTGGATTTGTGCCCTCAGCATCATTTTATCCTGTTGTTAGCTTGTGGCTTGTACGACTGCGCCGGTTATTGGCCATGACACCGAAGCCGTGGCAAGTTCGCCCACAGTTCCGTTTACCGATGGCCATTCGGTTACGAGTGCGCTAAACGTCCACTGTGGGTTCGTTGTCGCCGCGGCACTTGCAATGTTTTTGACAACAAGCGTGGTCACGGTCCCGAGTAGCGCTCGGACGGTTGCCTGCACGTCGGTTGCCGCTAGATCCTGATTGAATTCAAGATCGATGGTTCCCGATTTGAGGCCGCCAATCATGGTTCGATTGTCGTCACCCATAGCGGTTGTTTCGAGTTGGTCTGCTTCCTCGGTGAAAGTCACCGAAGTCACGTGATCGCTTAGATCCACGCTGTTAATCGTGACAGAAGCGTTATTTAACATGAATGCGGCCATTATTCACCATCCTTTTTGGTTGTGGCCCGGCTAGCGGCCAAGTGACCGCCCTCGACTAAAGCGTCAATGTTGACGCCTAGCTTTTTGAGGTCTTTTTCTGTGACTGTTTCGCCTATCTTGCCAAACGTCACCTTGTCAGACTTTATTTTGTAATCGCTCATACGGCGTACACCTCGAGATCTAATCGCATTCCCATAAATTCGCCCTCTCCGACGACTATCTGCCCGTAGTCCGCCACCCGGATAACACGAGCATCGGAAGCTGTGCCCCCCAGCGTAGTATCTCCAGCGATCGCGTTATAGACACTTGTCGAACCCGACACGTACCCGTCAAGGGTGTCCTGCGCTGTTTCTGCGTAAAAGCGTTGCGCCAATACCAGAATCTCGAAATTGAAACGCTGCAGCTGGCTCGCATTCGTGGAAGCTCCCATAGATACGTTGTATTCGACCGGTGGGGCGCCCGGAATAATTACCGCCGCCGGGGGGACAAGCCTGTCAGGCACCGTGTCAAACACGACGATAAGTCCCGACAAGGTTTCGAGTCGGGTTTGTATGCCGTCCTTGATAGCGGCGTAATCGGCCACTACGCGACGCCGATCCGCCTGTAACCGGCTAGAAGGCGTTGAATATCGGGGTCTTGTCGAGTGATCCGGATCGGCCCAAAGTCGTTGACTATTCCTGCGGCAATTCCCAACGGACTGCTCCTGCGTTGAAACAAGCGTGCTGACAAAATGAGTGCGGCTTGTGCGACCGCGGAAGGTACCGCTGTCTTGTAGCCCCATTTCGCCGTTACTTGCACCGTGGGACGGTTACTTGTGTAACGGGGAAATGGGGACGAAACCGAACGAATACAGTTAAAGGGGGCCGAATTACCCACGACGATAAAGTCGCTCGTAATTGTCAGGGTTGTCCCGTACGTGCCGTCGTTACTGTCGTCCTGTTTCACTACAAGAGAAGTGGTTGTATAGAAGTCGTCGGTGTACACCAAAACATTTGTGGAAGGCTGATAGACGCGAGCTGTTGCGCTCCCGTCAGCTACGAACGTCCGATCGCAATATTCGTTGATCTCGTCCTCGGCGGCGTCAATAGCGTCCTCGATGTAGGCGTCCTCCGACGTTGTGCCGGAAGGAATCCCAAGCGAGGCTTTCACTAGTGATGTTGTGGTGTAGTTCGGCATTACTTCTTAGCCGCCTGCTTTTTCGCTGGGGCTTTCTTTTTCGCTGGGGCTTTCTCGGCGACCGGTTCAGGTTTTTGTACCCGGCTCGGTGCCTGCTTCGCCCACAGGTCGTCGTGTGTGCTCATTGGTTCCTTAATCCGAGTAGGACGCCCGTCCGCCTTGTTGAACGGACGCCCTACCGGGTGTCATTCCCTCTGTTTAGAAGGACGGGGCTATGAGGCCAGTACCGGTTATGGCACTAATTGCCGCTGGGTAGCGGCCCGGAACGAATCCGACATAGGAATACATCACCAATGTGAGCGTGAGGTTTAGTCCTGCGGTTTCGTCCATCCGCATCATCATGTCGCCATCTTCGAACAAGAGCATGTCACTACGAGAAACGACGTATACGGCGTCCTCGGTGCCTGCTCCCAGGTCGGTTCGGATGTTGGCGTCGGTGACGATAGGAATACCGGCGATTTGGCTGCCAGTGTTTCCGTAGCCTGCCACTGGTCCCGTACCCATCGCATTCTGTGGGACGTTGGTTTGTGGCAGCACAAGCGGTCGGCTGTTGCCGTCCACGCCAGCTTGCAACCATGCCAAACGGCGAGGGTGCATCACGATGAGGTCAGGCGCCCTGTAAATGTTGCTGTTGATTTGCTGAATAGCGTCGAGGAGTTTCGGGTAAAACTCTGCCACTGTTGGGCTGCCGTCGGTGTAAGTAACGGCGTTGATGCCGGTAACTTGTGAAATGCCGAGAAGCTGTCCCGATGAGCCCGAACCGTTGATGAGCTGGTTGTCGAGGGTTGTTGACATAGCCGAGGCCATATCGCCCGTCACCAAAGCATCTATGCCCGTTCCACGTTCCATAGCTTGGCGGCTTAATTGCTGGCCGCTAGCCACAGTGGATATGTTGCTCGTCAGCAGCGTGTCGTCGATATCGGTTTCTGATACGGCGTCGTTTTCGGCTGCTTGTACCGCTGCGCTTGATCCAGTGGTAACCCTAGAAATGTTGAGGGTCATGCCAGAATCGGGAAGCGGAAGGTTACGGCATTGGTCAGCAAAAGGACGGCCTGCGCGAGCCAGTGGGGCTGCGAGGTCTGTCAAGTATTGCGGAACAACTAGACCGGCGTAGTTGCTGGTCGTGCCGTCACGTGTGAGCACCATTTCTTGTTGATGGCGTTGGATACGTTCCGACGCTGCAACATCCTTAGAAACAACACTGTCGATGAAGTCTTTAACGAAAGACACGTCGTTTTGGTTGTCTTGCCGGTAGGTGAGCGGTTCTTCTTTAACGACCGCCTGCCCGGTGGCTGGTTCTTCGGTTGGGTTTTCTGCGTTCAACGCGCGCACCTCTGCTCTCATGGCGTCAGCTTTAAGCGTGGCCTCTTGCATTTGTCGTAAATCCTCTATCCGACGGTCAAGAGTGCTGGCGCGGTCTTGAAAGTCTGCGAGGTTTTTATCTTCGTCTTCGGTGAGGTCGCGAACTTCGTCCGCTGCCCTGTTCACCAGCGCGGTTTGCATCGTCGATATTTCGGCGCGCTCCGCAATCAACTGATCTAGAAGTTTCATAAAGGGTTATCTCCTGTTGTCACGTTCGTTTTAGCGAAGGTGGCGACAGGTGCTGTTGCGGCGTGTCGTCGGCGTTCAGTAAAAACCTTAGCGCGTTTCGGCGTCCAACAAGTGACGCCACCGGGCGAGGCGTGGTGCTTGTGTTTTGTCATCGGGATCAAACGCCCGAGCCGCTATTAGTTGAGCTTCGCCGTATGCCGGGGCGGTTGGTGCCGTCAGTAACGCTACGTGGTCGAGTTTTGCTTCTACTCGGGTGATGTGACGCCGTCCTTCGACTTTGGCTTCTTCGTTTCGTACCGGAACGAATCCCACTGAGAAACCGGAGACGTAACCGTTTTTGGCGAGTTCCAACGCTTCTCTGGCTCGTTCGGTTGGTGCTACTTCAAAATCGGCGACCAATCCCACAGCGTCTTTTTCCCACGTCGAGGATTTACCTATCGGCATGTTTTCGCGGTCGTGTCCATGCATTAACGGAATGGTGGTGCCGCGTTCTTTAATGGATTTATCGAAAACGCTTTTCCCGAAACGCTCGACGTATGTTCCGGCGTCGTAGGTTGCGTTCCACGGGGCGACCAACGCAACAATGTGGTGTTGTCCGTCGGTTTCCCGTATCTCTAGATCGCTAATTTCGAGTATCGTTCGGTGCTCAATTTCCATAATTACCCCAAAAGGTCATCGTGAGCGACTGAAGCGGTCACGTTTTCCAGATCTCGTATTTCGTCAACTGTTAGCCAGCCACCTTCCAGCGCTGTTTTGTGTGCGTCGAATCGTTCGCTTCGTGAGCCTCTGATGAGGGCGTCGATGTTGAGGC